GTACTCAATAAGGGTTCGGTGACATCAACTTCTGATCCTTATGGATTCGATGCCAATGATGCTGGTTGTGGTATTTTAGTTGATGGTGCTGTTGTACAGTACAACACACTTGAACCAGCTATTTTATGTAACGAAATTACGCTCATCTGTGCCAATGCAACGGCAATTAAGATGACCAACGGAGCAAGAGTTGAATGGATCAACTGCTTCTCGTATTTTGCTGAGTATGGTATCCTTGCTGAATCTGGTAATCTTGGATTGGCTGGCGAAGGTAGAACTCGTTTAAGATTATCTGGGGTAACTGGAACTATCTCCCCAGGAAATATTGTAAAATATTATGACGTTTCTGGTAATTTAGTTGCTTCTGGGGTTATTGAATCTACATCTACTGGAAATTATTTAATTTTAGATGGTAAAGGTACAGGTATTTTTGCCGACCCAGCAGATAGAACAGCAAAAGTTGCCACTTTAGTTGGATCTGCTGCTTTATCAACTGGTCAATTTAAATTTGGTACTGCTTCTTTATTTTTTCCAGGAACAACTGATTACTTAACTTATGCTTCAGATCCTGATTTTGATTTTGGTACTGGAGATTTTACTGTAGATTTTTGGGTAAGAAGAACAGCAGCTGCTACTCAAGTTCTGTATGATCAAAGAACTCTTGCTGGAGATACACTACCAGTCATTTATATTTCAGGTGGAGTTGTAAGGTACTACACAGGTGGTGCTGATAGAATTGTTGGTGCCACCACAATGGCAACAAACACTTGGTATCATGTAGCTCTTTCTAGAAAAACTGGCGTAACAAGATTATTCTTAAATGGTGCTCTTCAAGGATCTCCATATACTGATACTAATGTTTACTCCCAAAGCACCATTAGAATTGGCGCCAACTATAATGGTACTAGTGGATTAACAGGTTATATTGATGAATTTAGATTAAGTAAAGGTATTGGTAGATATGATTCTACTTTTACGCCAGCATCTTTTGCTTATGCTAATGATAATTTTAACACTCTTCTTCTACATTTAGATGGAGCAAACAACTCCACAATTATTGTTGATGACTCTTTAGTTGTACAAGATATTAGAATTAGAAATGCTGGAGATACAGCAACTGTAGCAACTGCTGCTAGGATTATTTTAGCAGACTATCAGCAGTTTGGTGCTGAAATGAGATCTATTTCATCTGCTGTTGAGTTTGGAACTTATGGTGTCAAAGCAGATGGAACTGGTTGTAAGCTTCGTCTTATTTCATTCAACTTAAACTTTGTTGGTTCTGGAAAAGATTTTTCTCAGGATGAAACAAATGCTATACAAGCAAATGAGATTATTGAAGTTAATGGAGGAGACATTTCGTATGTTACTATCGATCAACGAGGTAATGTAAAGATTGGTGATGTATTTGAAGTAGATCAAAGACAAGGAACACTAAACTTTGGATCCCAGGCATTTAGTGTATCAAGTCTTTCAAACTTAACAGTTACAGATAATGTAAATTCAGTAGTAATTACACCAACAAATATTACTGTAGGTAATTTAGATTTTACTGGTAATACTATTGAGACAACAACTGGCGATATCACTATTGCTCCAGCTGGTGCTGGTATTACAACAATTGATAGTGATTTAGTTGTAACAGGAACTTATAATGTAACAGGTAATATATCATCAAATGCCGATGTTACATTTGGAACTACTGGAGATAATTCAACTGTAAGTATTGTCGGTCAACTCAATGCCGATAACTTAAGAATTGATGGCAACACCCTTTCATCAACTAATACAAATGGAAACATTACTTTAAGTGCCAATGGTACTGGAGTAATTGAAACTGTAAATGATGTTAACTTTGGTACTTCGGGTGACTTATCAACATTAACAGTTCTTGGACAATTTAATGCTGACAATTTAAGAATTGATGGCAACACACTTTCTTCAACTAATACAAATGGAGATATTGTACTAGATTGTAGTGGAACTGGTGATATTATTATTACTGGTGGAGCATCACAAGATTTTATTATTAATGATGGAACTACGCCAACTCCTGTTGTTAAATTCACTGTAAACTCTTCAAATGGTAATGTAACAACAGAAGGAGATGTAACTATCAATGGCGGAGATATTACTCTGTCGGCAGTTGCTACTAACGTTGCTATTATTGATAACAACGCTTCAGCATTTACAATTAAAGAGGGAACTAATTCTTATCTAACATTAAATACCACCAATGGAAGTGAATCCATCACTTTACACAAGAACACAAACATTGGCGGCAATTTAATTGTTGATGGTGATATCACATTTAGAGCTGGACAAGGTTCAAATGGATCTATCACTTTAGGTGATGCTGCTACAGATTCGATTGCTTTCAATGCTCAGGTTAGTTCAAACGTATTACCGTTAACCAATAATACATACGATTTTGGTAACACGACATTTAGATGGAAAGATATTTGGACACAATCAAACTTATATGCTGCTAATTTAAGAATCAACACTAATACAATTTCGTCCACCAACACAAACGGAAATATTGTATTTGATCCTAATGGAACTGGTAGTGTAGTAATTACTGGCGGAGCATCACAGAATTTTGATATTACTGATGGATCTTTAACTAAATTCACTGTTGCCTCTACAACAGGAGATATAGTTACAGAAGGTGATTTAACCGTCAAAGGTGGAGACATCACGGTTACAAACGCTGCTACGAACGTCTCCATCATTGATAACAATGCTTCTGCTTTCACTTTCAAAGAAGGAGCAAATTCTTATCTAACTTTAAACACTACCAATGGTAGTGAATCTATTACTTTACACAAGAACACTACCGTTAATGGTAATCTAACTGTAGATGGAGACATTACGTTTAGAGCTGGTAGTGGATCTGCTGGCACAATTACCTTAGGTGATATCAATACTGATAATATTGTATTCAATGCCGACATCAACTCTAGCTTTATCCCAGATACAAATAATACTTACGATCTAGGTTCTACTTCTCAAAAGTGGAGAACTGTCTATGCTGGAACTAGCGGTTACTTTGCTAACTTACTATTAGATACCAATGTAATTTCATCCACTAATGCTAACGGAAACATAAGCATCAATCCTAACGGCACAGGTGACTTTATTTTTGTTGGCGGCACTTCTCAAGACTTTATTATCAATGACGGTGCTGGAACGCCTGTAACTAAGTTCTCTGTTGCTTCTACGACTGGTGATGTAGTTGCTGAAGGAGATTTGACAGTTAAAGGTGGTGATATTACAGTATCTGCCGCTGCTACTAACGTTGCTATTATCGACAATACAGCAGGAGCCTTCACTATTAAAGAAGGAACTAATTCTTATGTAACTTTGACAACTACTGATTCTTCAGAATCTATTACCCTTCACAAAAATACCACATTAAATGGCACTTTAACTGTAGATGGTAATGCTACACTTAATGGTGGCGTAACAACTATTGGCGATGCAAATACTGATATTTTTACAGTTAACGCCAGAATTAATACCAACTTAGAACCTTCAACAACTAATACTAGAGATCTAGGATCTTCTTCACTTAAGTGGGCAAATCTTTATGTTGCCACTACAGCTGATATCAACAACCTTAGAATTAATACCAACACTATTTCTTCTACAAATACAAATGGTAATATTGTATTAGATCCTAATGGCACAGGCGATTTAGTTTTAACTGGTGGAGCATCACAAGACTTTATCATTAATGATGGAACTACCACCAAATTTACTGTAGTTTCTACAACTGGTGATGTTACATCTGAAGGTGATTTAACTGTAAAAGGTGGAGATATTACAGTATCAGCATCTGCCACAAATATTGCTATTATTGATAATAACGCTAACGCTTTTACTATTAAAGAAGGAACTAATTCTTATATCACATTAGCAACAACAGATGCTGCTGAACTAATTACTTTACACAAAAATGTATCTGCTAGTGGAACTTTAACTGTAACTGGAAATACTACGGTAAACGGTAGTGTCATTTTAGGAGATGCCACAACAGATACTTTAGCAGTTAATGCTCAAATTACTACATCAGTAAATCCAAATTCTTCTGCTGCTTATGATTTAGGAACAAGCAGCTTGAAGTGGCGTGATTTACAGCTGAGTCAGAAAGCATATATTGGAAATATTGGATTAACTGCTAATCTAATCACAACAGAAAATGCTAATGGCGATCTCACCATTGATACAAATGGAACAGGTGATCTGATTTTCAAAGGTGGTACATCACAAGACTTCTTAATCAATGATGGTGCTGCTACACCTGTAACTAAGTTTAGTGTTGCTACAACATCTGGTGATGTAGTTACTGAAGGTGATTTAACTGTTAAGGGTGGTGACATTACAGTATCAGCAGTTGCTACTAATGTTTCAATTATTGATAATAATGCTGCTGCCTTTACTATTAAAGAAGGAACAAATTCTTATGTAACTTTATCAACTACTAATGGTTCTGAATCAATTACTCTACACAAAGATACTACAGTTAATGGAAGTTTAACTGTAGATGGAAATATTACATTTAGAGCTGGTAGTGGATCTGCTGGTAGCATTACATTTGGTGATTTAAACACTGATAATATTGTATTTAATGCTGATATTAATTCAACTATTATTCCAAATACAGATGCTACTTATGACATTGGTTCTTCTTCACAAAAATGGAGAGACATTTATCTTAGCAGAAAAGCTTATATTGGTAACTTAGGATTAACAACAAATACATTATCAAGTGAAAATACAAACGGAAATATTTTATTAGATCCTAATGGAACTGGATATGTTCAAATAGTAGGAACTAACGCTATGGTTCTTCCTACTGGTTTAACATCAGAACAACCAACTGGTGTTACTGGCATGATTCGCTTCAACACAACAGGAAGTTACTTCGAAGGATACAATGGAACAGCATGGGGTTCTCTCGGTGGTGTAAGATCTGTAGATAACCAAACATTTATTAGAGCAGAACAAACTCCGAATGAAGCAAATAATACCTTAGAATTTTACACAGGTGGAGTAGAAAGATTAACTATTGGCAGGACTGCTATTGATGATGTAGGAAGTCCTCTATCAATGGAACTAAGTTCCACAATTCCTGTATTTAGAGTTAACGCTGTAACAGAATCTTCTAGCATTACCACAGGTGCTTTTGTGGTTGCTGGTGGTGCTGGAATTGCCAAGAATTTATATGTTGGTGGTAATATTACTGTAGCTGGAACTACATTATTCCAAGGAACTTCGACCACAACAGGTACTACCAATTTTGGTATTTTATTCCAGACAACAAATGCTACAAGCTTAAATGCTGTAATTGAAGCGTCTGGAACCAGTGGATCATCTTTCTTAATAACTTCAGATCCTGATGTATCTTTACTTGCTTCTGGTTACAAAGTAACAGGTGCTACTACTATTGTATCTGCCACCTCATCTGTTTCTTCTATTGTTGGTGGATATATTTTAACTGTAACTTCTAGTGCAGCAGATCCTGCCAGAACAGCAGGTGTATATTCAGTAACAAATAAATCAGGATCTTCTCTTGGCACTGGAGCAGCATTTACCATAACTATCGATGGATCGGGAGCTACAACGGATATTGTTGTTAATGATGGTGGAGCAAGTTTTGTAGTATCGGAAACTATAACCATTCCCGCTGCCGAGATTGGTACAACTGGCAGTGCTCTCACTTTAACAGTAGCTACTGTAGGTTCGAAAATTAATCTATCAGAACCATTACTTTCGAATGCTACGAATAGCTTATTACAATTCTATTCCCCATCTATTGTAGTTGTTGCGGATCCTACTAATATAGCTAACGGGCAAGATGTAGAATCAAACAGTTCATCCAATATTCCAGTAGGAACCACAGTAACTAACGTAAATGGATCTAATATAACATTAAGTAGTAACACAGTTTTCATCAACACAGAAGAATTAACATTTGCTAATATTTCTGACGTTACTATGTTTGGTAGATTGACTTCAGATTATTTACGTTTTGATTCTTCATCTATTACAGGAATAAAAGCAAATACTGATATTACTATTACAGCAAATGGTACGGGTAAGATAGTAACAAACAATGATGTCAATTTTGGTAGTTCTTCTGATTTATCAACACTAACAGTTCTTGGTCAGTTGAATGCTGATAATATTAGAATTGATGGAAATACAATCAGTGCCACAAATACAAACGGCGGTATTATTTTAGCAGCTGCTGGCACAGGCATTATAGAATCTTTAAATGATGTTAGTTTTGGTGCCAGTGGAGATACATCAACTGTCACTATAGTTGGTCAGTTGAATGCCGATAACTTAAGAATTGATGGTAACGTTCTATCATCAACAAACACTAATGGCAATATCACGCTAACTGCCAATGGCACGGGAGTTGTTGAAACTGTTAATGATGTTAATTTTGGTACAGTTGGCGATGAATCTGTATTAACAGTAACTGGTCAGTTTAATGCTGATACTTTTAGATTAGATGGATCTACTTTGAGCACCACTGGAGATATGACGATCCAAGGTGGAACTTCAAATACTATAACAATTAATAGTTTAACTCAGATTAACAAAAATACAACGTTTGGTAATTCAGTTACACCAACAGATGTTACAGTGACTATAACTGGAGATCTCCAGACAGATAACATTAATATTAATGGCAACACAATAACAAATACTGATCTCAATGGCGATTTAACTATTGCTGCTAATGGCAATGGGGGAGTCAATGTAGAGCAATTGAGAATTGTATCTAATGAAATTACTTCTACCAATACTATTATCATTATTGATCCAGGTGTAGTTGGAGATGATACTGGTTCGGTAATTATTAAGGGAGAATTACAGGTAAATGGTGCTGTTAATATTGGAACTGCCGAATTTACTAGTGTTAATATTGGAAATCTTCTAATCTCTGGTAATAATATAACATCAACAAATACAAATGGAAATATTACTTTAAGTGCTAATGGCAGTGGAGTAATTGAAACTACTAATGATGTTAATTTTGGTAATGGTGGAGATTTATCTAAGTTAACAGTAGTAGGTGAAATGGATGTTGATAACATCAATATCAACGGAAATACTATTGTATCGAAGAATGCTTTAGGTGTAAACATTGAAGATCTAAGAATTATTGGAAATTCTTTACAGTCGGTAAATACTAACGCCAATATTCAAATAACTCCAAATGGCACGGGGAAAACTACAACAGCAAAAGACTTTGACGTAACAGCTACTTTAACTGTCACTGGACAGTTTAATGCCGATAACATTAGAATTGATGGCAATACAATTAGTTCCACCAATACAAATGGAAATATTACTTTAGTAACAAATGGTACTGGAGTAATTGAAACTCTTAATGACGTAAACTTAGGAAATGCTGGAGATCTATCTACCTTAACAGTTACTGGACAATTTAATGCTGATAATGTAAGAATCGACGGAAGCACAATTTCTTCAATTGATGCTGGTGGCGTCTTAATAGAAACATTAAAGGTAACTGGTAATGTATTATCTTCAGTTACTGCCAATGGTAATATTGTACTTACTCCAGACGGAACTGGAAAAACTACCACATCCAAGAATGTAGACGTTAACGCTACCTTAACTGTTGTTGGTCAATTCAATGCTGATAATATTAGAATTGATGGTAATGTAATTAGTTCTACTGATACTAATGGCAACATTACTTTAACTCCTAATGGCACAGGTAAAGTAGAGACTGTAAATGACGTTAATTTTGGTACTTCTGGAGATAATTCTACTCTAACTGTTATCGGTCAATTCAATGCTGATAACGTAAGAATCGACGGAAGCACAATTTCTTCAATTGATGCTGGTGGCGTCTTAATAGAAACATTAAAGGTAACTGGTAATGTACTGTCTTCAACCACAGCAAACGGCAATATTGTACTTACTCCAGATGGAACAGGAAAAACTACAACAGCAAAAAACGTAGATGTTAATGCTACCTTAACTGTTGTTGGTCAATTCAATGCTGATAATATTAGAGTTGATGGTAATGTAATTAGTTCTACAAACACCAATGGCAACATTACATTAACACCAAATGGAACTGGAGTAGTAGAAACTGTCAATGATGTTAATATCGGTGCTGGCGGAGATACATCGACACTAACTGTTACAGGTCAATTAAATACTGATAATGTTAGAATTGATGGTAGCACTATTTCTTCAATTGATGCTGCTGGAGTAATCATAGAAACATTGAAGATTACAGGTAATGTACTATCTTCTACTGGTTCGAATGCTAACATTGTGTTAACACCAAATGGAAGTGGAAAAACAACTTCAGCAAAAGATGTGGATATCAATGCCACCTTAACTGTTGTTGGTCAATTCAATGCTGATAATATTAGAATTGATGGTAATGTAATTAGTTCCACAAACACTAATGGTAATATTACCTTAACTCCAAATGGTACTGGTGTAGTAGAAACTGTTAATGACGTTAACTTTGGTAGTGCTGGAGATCAATCTACACTTACTGTAGTTGGTCAAGCTACTGTTGATAACGTTAACATTAACGGTAATACTATTACTAATACAGACACGAACGGAGATTTAACCTTAGTTGGTAATGGTACTGGAGGCGTAAATGTAGAGTCTATCAGAATTGTAGATAATCAAATCACCTCTTCAAATACCCTCATTATTATTGATCCAGGTGTTGTAGGTAATAACACTGGTGACGTACAAATCAAAGGTAACTTAATTGTAGATGGTGTAACGGTTACTGTAAACTCGACCACAGTTTCTGTCGATGATAAAAATATTGAACTAGGTTCTGTTACTTCCCCATCAGATGCTACAGCTGATGGTGGTGGTGTTACCCTAAAAGCTACTCAAGATAAAACAATTAATTGGGTCGCTGCTACTAATTACTGGACAACAAATGTAGGTTTTGAAGTTCAAGGAGATCTCAAAGTTGATGGAGGATCTCTGTTCCACGATTCAACTAATAATAAATTAACTGTAAACAGTTTAGAATTTACAACTAATGCCATTAAATCAATCAGCAATGATTTGAATTTCAATGTAAATACATCTTCAAATGATTTCGTATTTAATGGTTCAATTACTGGCAACAATGCTATTGTTGGTAGAACTTCTGATTATACCCAAACTTTAGGTATTGATATTGCTACTGGTGATTTAAATACAATTGGTGATGTCAAGCCGAACAATGTAATTGTAACTAATGGTTTACATTTAACTGGTAACCAAATTATTCAAGATAATTCTTATAGTGATAGAGCATTTGGTGTCATATCTAAATTAAGTACCTCAGATTCTGATGTAGCATCAATTTCTGATGGCACATACACTAACATATCTTTATCGGGTGGATCTGGAGCTATTGTTAATGTTGTTGTATTGAATTCTAAGATTCTTCCAGAAAACATCACGATTGTAAATGGTGGATATGGTTATAACTTAGGAGATCAACCAACTGGAACTTTCGGTGGTTACACTGTCACATTCGATGTAATTGATATTACTGGTTCAGGAATTAATATTAAACCTTCCACAAACGGTATTGTTAGAATTGACACCACAACTGGTTTTAGAGTTCCTGTCGGAAATGAAGCTCAAAGACCTTCAACAAATATAGCAACTGGACTGATTAGATTCAATACCACTAGATCTTTATTTGAAGGTTATGATGGATCTCAATGGGGTTCTGTTGGAGGAGTAAGAGATGTAGAAGGAACTACTTATCTAGTAGCAGAAGCATCACCAGCTGCTAATGATAATACGTTCTACTTCTTTAATGATGGAACTAACTCTGTACAATTAACTCTTTCTAAACTACAATTAGAAACAGTAAGAACTATTTCAAGTAAGTTCTCCTCCACATTAAAATATGATTTAGTATTCAGTGAGTCTGCTAACAAAACAAAATTAGAAGTACAAGGTAATTATCTAGAATTTGTTTCGCCAACAACAGATGATTATATTCTAACTATCAAAAATTCTTCAGGAACTAATCCAGAAATATTACAAGTATCAACTTCAGATATTTCTTTAAATAACGATATTCTGAAGATTGATTATTCAGTTGATCCAATTGTTTATACAAAACAAGACGTATTGACGTTAGATATTAATGGAATTGATTTCATAAGATTTAAGAATCAAGGATCTGGAACTGCTGCTATTGAAATTGATTATGATAATAATGGATCTTTTGAAACATTTGTAGATAATACTGGTAAATTTGTAAACTTAGATGACTTTACAATTAAAGGAACTACTGGCGTAACATTTGATAATGATGTTATTATTTCTACATGTGATACATCTGTTTATAGATCTGGTAAAGTATTACTACAAACTTCTTCAGAATTAGGCGAATATGAAATTACTGAAGTAACTTTTGTTGTTGATGATGCTGACAATGCTTACTTCTCCGAAAGTAGCGACGTATTTACATCAGAAAAATTAGTAGAATATTCTCTAGGAATAGTAAGTGGTATACTAAATATAACAGTAAGCAAAGTTCCTGGTTATAGCAATGGACCTTCTGTTGACTTTACTACCAAGTTCACAAGTACTTTAATTAAAAAATAATAAATGTCTAAGCAAAATTTTATTGCTGGTAAAGGATTTAGTGTAGAAGATGATGATGGTATAGTAACGTCTTTTCTAGAGATCGCCTCTGGAAAAAATATTGAGCTGAAGAATTTAACAAAGTTAAATCAAAATCATACTATTTTGGGAGATTTATCCCAAAAAAATAATTATATTTTTGTGGCTAGAACAACCTTCAATCAAGCAGTACAAAATTTCACTCTAGGTGATTATACACAAACGTTAGGTATTTTTCCAGAATTGCCCAATAATTCTTTAAACATTATTAGATCTAATATTGTGGCGGTAAATTCTTCCAACCCAGATAACAAATTTTCTTTGAATTATGATCTTTCTGTTTTATGTACAGAAGACACAATTACTGAAATAAGTGATGTTCAAACTGTTTTTGTGGAAGATTTTCCTACTTCTATTACTTGGTCTGTAGTTCCATATTATGACGATAGATTTATATCTTTTACAGTAACAGGAAATCCAGGAACAACTGACGAAGAAGTTATTTGGATGTGTCATTCAGAAATTATATCATCGACATTTACAGTTTAAATTAACATAAATACCTTTAAATAAAGGTTTTTTACTTTTAAAAGCAATTACGAGGCTATTGAAAAATGAGCTTAAAGTTCAATCCTAACAAACAACTTGTTGAATCAAATGAGCTTAATCTAAACGGCAAATCTTTTGTAACTTTAAGTTCTGGAGTAGGAACTGAAAATCGAGAAATTATTAGAGTTATTCGTAAAAACGGATTTTCCCGAGTAGGTTTAAACAGAACTGGTGAAAGAATAGCAAAGGTAACAGTAACAAATCCAGGTGCTGGTTATTTGATTACGCCAACAATTACCGTTGCTCAACCAGATATCAATAGTCCTAATGCTAAGGTCGCTGTTCTTAGTGCAGTAAGAGATCCCGACACTGGTAGTGTTATTTCTGTCATTATTACAGATGCTGGTAGAGGATATTCACAACCACCAATTATTACTTTTGCAGAGGCACCCCAAGGAGGTGTGACTGCTCAGGCTACTTGTGAACTTGATACTATCGATTATGAATTAGATGTTCTTGGAGCTATTAGAACATCTGCTTCTATTGTTAGTGATAGTGCCACTGTTACTAACTTAAACCTACAAAATTTTGTAACTCCTGGTGTTTTAATTAGAGCGCCTCGTTTAGGTAATTATACAAACCTAACAAACCCAAATCTACCTTTTTACGGGCAAACCATTTATCCAGAATTAACTGAAACCCCACCACTACAAGATCAAAGCAACAGAATTGCTACAACTCAATTCGTTTATAACGTTGCTACTAATGACGTTGGTGGTCGTATTTATGTATCATCTGAAATTGGAAGTGATACAAACAATGGAAGATCACCCGCCAAGCCAGTAAAAACAATTAAGAAAGCTGCTCAATTAGCAGCTGCTACAACTGGCAGAGAAACATTGATTGTTGCTGGTGGTGAATATTATGAAGATAACCCAATTTCAATTCCACCACTGTGCTCTGTTATTGGTGACAACTTAAGACTTGTAATTGTTAGACCATTGAATCCTGGACGCCACATGTTCAAGGCGTCAAATCAAAACTATATGAATGGTCTTACTTTCCGTGATGCTTTGGATACGGAAGGTAATCCAGTATATACACACAACTTTGCTTTCGTATTTGATGATAAGCAAAGATTTTATTTTGACGATGAAATTGGTGGAGACCCAACAAGAATAGATGGTTCAGAATCTTTCAAAAGAAGATTCCCAATCGGACATAAAATGTTCGGTCAAAGAAGTGCCATTCTTAATATCAAAGAACATACTGGCAATAGAACTACATTAGAATCTTTAGTTGGTGCTTCAACTTTAATTGTTGGACAAGACACTTCTTGTGAAGCAACCGTAACATCTATTATTTCTGCTACACCTATTCCAGATGCTGAATGGTCAGCAGAACAAGAATATGCTCTAGAAGACATCATTAGAGTAAATAACTCTATCTACAAAGTTACTACCGCTGGTACTAGTGGAACTGTTGCTTTTAGTGGGGTACTAGCTACACCAAAACAAGCAACAGGTGGTACTGCTGCTTACATTTATCTTGGTGATAGAAGAGAAGCAAGTTTAAATATTACCGTTACAGAAAATTCACCATCAGCTTCATTTGCTGATGATGAAATAATTTCTTATACTGTAAGTGGCACAACATACCAAGCAAACGTAAGTCTATTTACTTCAACAAGAGCAGAAGGCGAAGTAGTAAAATACGGAGAAACTGAAGTTCGTAATTATGTTGTTGAAGAAATTGATGCTACATCTTGGGCAGATTATCCAACTCCAGGTGATGATGGTACTTTAACTGCTGGTAGTGGTGGTGTAGTATTTAAATTTAGTGGTCTTCATGACCTAAAAGAATTTGATATTGTTTTTGTTAGAAAACCAGCTAATGCTCCCGCTGCTTTAAATTCTTTCTTTGGATACCAAAGAGTTGATGAAGTTCTTTATGATGATGATGGTTTTTCAAGAAGAATTGTAATTAAAAAGCAAATTCAACCAAGTTATTCTTCTGTATACTTACCACCTGCTGGACAATGTACATGTAGAGCAAAAACAAAGTATGTAGAAATTTCTTTATTAAACTCCCCATACGGATTTACGGATTCTACATTTACATCATATAGATTTTTAGATGCTGTAACTTTCATCAGAAACAATAGGGACTTTATTGCTGAAGAAATTACAGGAGCAATTTCTTCTAAGTATCCTGATTTTGTATATCCAGGAACTTTAACTACTAGATATAGATTTAAAGATGCTAGAAATTTAATTTATAAAAACCTAGATCATATTGCTGATGAAGCAATCGGGTGGTTATATACTGAATCAAATTATGCTACTTGGGGAGCTGCTAATTTAGATAAGAAAGAAAAGTGCAGAAGAGATGTTAAGTATTTCTTAAGAGGATTAGCAAACGATCTTTATGATGGATCCAATAAAGGAACCATAGCTGTAACAAGATCATACTTTAATGCTGTTACTGGATCTCCAATTTCTAATGGAGTTCTAGGAGTAGAACAACAATCAATCGCTGTGTTTAATAAGGCTGCTACTTTAGCAAAATTAGCAGTAACTAATTCATTACCATTAACAGCAACATATTCATCAATACCAGCTTACAGAGATCTTTCATTAACACACGATCCCACAACAGGATTAAATGTTAATGAAGATAATTGTACTAATGTACGTAATGCTATTACAACTCTCACCACAATTTTAACTACTGCTATCAATGCTGGTAATTTAAATTCTGTTCCTGAAGTAAGTTCTGCTGATGGTGCTTCTGATGGTGAAAACTTCTGTAAGAGAGATATCAAGCACGTCTTAAATGCAGTTATTGCTGACCTTCCCTATGGTGGTAATGCTACATCAATCGAAGCAGCAAAATCATATAGAAATAACTCAACAGCATCAATTGAATATATTGATAACCAGCATAGACAATCTCGTTTTGCTTTCCAGTTAGCAAGAGATTATGCTATTCTTGCCATGAGAAATTGGCAGACAAAAATTAACATGACCTTCACTGAGGACAGTGATATTGTTGAGGTCAACTCTACGGTTGGTCTAGTTCCTAAAATGAGATTGTATTATTACAATCTTTCAAACGCCCAAGTTGAAACAGATTACTTCATCAAAGAAGTTCTTTCTCCAACTCAAGTTAGAATCTGGAAATATAATACTGGAGCATCTGGTTCTGATCACACTCTTGCCGCTGGGGAAGCGTCAGGTGTAAAAACCAGACCTATTAATTTAAAACTTTCTGAAGGAGAAACATCCCTCACGCTTCCATGGACAGATGATCTTGTTCCCAGAACAACTGATTATCCAGAATTTCCAGAGTGTGCTAACGTTGCTTCTACACTTGTAACTCTGTTTACTTTAATTACTGATATTGTTACCAACAATACTGATGATCGTTATTTCGATGCCACCAATTTAATTGAATCGAATAAAGACTTTATTGCTGATGAAGTCTCTGGATGGTTAAAAGAAACTTATGATGGATTTGCTTATCCATTACCAACGTTTACTAAGCCTGTATTAGATTCTTCCGATCCAGATGCTTTCCCAGCATTCATCAAAGTAACAAGTTTAACTGGAGTAAAAACGGGACAGTTAGTTACCAGTGGTGATGCTATTCAAGACAATACTTATATTTCTTCGATAGACGAATTAAATAAAATTTTATACTTAACCAAATCCCTAGAAAGTAATATGGATTCGGTTACGATTCATCCTGATGTATATCTAGATGAATCAATGAGATATAAGGATGCTTCTAATCTTATTCTCAAGAACAAAGATTACATTGCTGATAGAGCTCTAGCTGAAGTTGCTGTAGAATATCCCGATTTTAATTTCCCTGGTAATGCTATTACAGATGAGTTCAGCAGATTTGCTGATGGTTATCGCTTGATTCAACAAAACAAGAAAGAAATTGTTGATCGTGCCGCCGCTGAAATTGCTGTCCAGCACCCAGACTTCTATTTCCCTGGAGATATTCAAACTACAGATAGATCAAGATTTAAAGATGCTTATCGTTTAATTCAACTAAACAGAACCGAGATTATTAACAGTGCTTATACTGTAATGGCAAATGCTGGTCTACCAGATCCAGCTCCAACTGACTTAGAATCTAAGTGTAAGCGTGATATTGGATTCTTAGTTGATTATGTATCATTAGATTTATTTGTTGGTGGTAACACATATGCTAGAAAGTTTATTCTATCATATTTTGATGGCAATACTTTTATTTCCAATGGATTAGCAGGCGAAGTTACCCAATCAATTACAGCATTTAATGCTGCTAGAGATTTGATGAAGCAAGCAATTGCTAATCAATTGACAGTCAAAGATCTTACAGTCACACCTGATCCTTTAACTAATGACAATGAAGATCCTGCTTCATGTGCTAATGTCCAATCTTCTATAACATCATTGGTTGCTGTTATTACTGATGTATTAACATCATTAGATATCACTGATCTAGCAACTGAAGATGATGGTAATAATAATCGTTACGAAGATGCTGCTGATTTAATCTATAAGAATAAGCAAGAAATTATCGATCGTGCTGCTGCTCAAATTGCTATCGATCATCCTGATTTCTATTATCCTGGAGATCCACAAACTACACCTACGTCAAGATTCAAAGACTCTTATCGTTTAATCCAGTTAAACAGAACAGAAATTGTTAACACCGCCTGGAGCAATGCTCTATCCCAGTATCCAGCAATTTCAGGAACAGAAACTAAGTGTAAGAGAGACATTGGTTATTTTGTTGATGCCATTTCATTGGACTTAGCTCAAGGTGGTGGTAATGTATACAGCAGAAAGTTTGTTCTTCAGTATTTCAATAACGGAGCTCCTATTTCAAATGGTCTTGTTGGCGAGGAAGCACAATCTGTATATGCTTTCCAGCAAGCAAGAGACGAAATGAATAAAGCGATTACTAACCAGTTAACGGTTAAAGATCTCACAATTACAGCAGATCCTACTCCAGGAACTGGTGTGCCTTCAAATACAAATGAAACTTCATGCTCCAATGTCCAGACTGCTGTTATCAACTTAACTTCTCTGGTAACTGGAGTAATTAGTGCTGGCAACTTAAACAGTTTACCAGCAGAATCGAAAGGAATTATTCCAAGCGGCGAAGCAAAATGTAAGCGTGATATTGGACATTTTGTAAATGCCATTGAAGCTGATTTAAGACAGTTAACAGATTACAACACTAGAACTTTCTTAACATTCTATTTCACACCAGATGGTTCTACTTGGATTAGTGACACTCTTCAGGGAGAAGAAACAAAGTCTATCACAGCATTTGAAAAAGCAAGAGATGTAATTCAGCAAGCAATCACAAATCAACTTTATGTCAAAGATTTAACAATTACTGCTGATCCAACAACAGGAAGCAATATTGATCCTACTTCATGTGCTGATGTTCAAACTTTAGTTACAAACTTAACTACTTTAGTATCAGATAGAATTACTGCTGGCAATTTAGGAACAACTAGAAGTGCTTTCCTTGCTGCTGCTTCTTATGATGTATTAGTAGGAGAGATTAAGTGTAAACGTGACATTGGTTATTTTGTTGATGCTGTTTCTCTAGATACATTCACTAAGGGCAATAAGTATTCTAGAGAATTCACAACACAATACTTCACTAATGCCACAGCACCTCTAGCAAATGGTTTAGTTGGAGAAACTGCCGAGTCTATTACAGCGTTTAATATGGCTCGTGATATGATGAATAAGGCGGTAACTAATCAGTTATTCTTTAAAGATTTAACATTAACTTCAGGTCCAGCAACGTATAATGGGGGTGGAGGAAATATTCCTGTTCTACCTTCGGGTAACGCTGCTTCATGTACTGATGTCCAAGCAACTATTACATCGTTAACTGATATTATTACCGATATTATTACTGCTGGTTCTCTATTTGGATTAGATGCTTATCCAGAGAATCAAGGAGAATTTGGTATCGGTGAATCTAAGTGCCGTAGAGATATCGGATATATTATTGATGCTATAGCAAAAGATATTGCTGACGGCGGCAACTGGAGATCAGTAAATGCTGCTCGTTATTATTTCCAAGAGGGACAACCAATTTCAAATGGTCTCGTTGGAGAGGAAGCAGCTTCAATCGTTGCCTTCAATAAAGCAAGAGATTTGATGGCAGACGCCATTAAAAATCAACTAAATTATCGTGATTTATCAATCACAACAGATCCAGAAAGACTAAGCAATTTTGATAAATTTGCTTGTGCTAATGTAGAATCTTCTATCAATACTTTAGTTTCCATTATTACAACAACTATTGATGATGGAGATTTAGATTCTTTAGATACCATCACTGTAACCAGAGGTGCATATTCTCTTAATGAAATTAAGTGTAAGAGAGATATCAAGTTTATGATTGATGCTGTCATTAATGACATCACACTAAATGATTCAAATAAGAACAGTGTTCAATATGCTAACTTCTATAAGCAGCAAAATGGTAACATCAAGTTAATTGATAGTCAGTTAATTCAATCTGTTGCTGCTTTCAGAAAGACTAGAGATCTATGTATTCTAGCCATGAGAAATTGGATAGAATATCCACAAGGTCAATACTACCAGAAGAAGTATACTGATCTTGATTACGTAACAGACGAATTTGTAATCTTCGATCCAGAAACAAATTGTGCTAACGTTGCTACCGCTATTACAAACAGATTTGATACCATTATCAATATCCTAACGGGTGATGCTGATAATGAAAATCTAGATACTGCTAATCAAATTGCTATCAATGAAAACTTCATTATTAATGAAGCTTTAGCAGCTGGAGAAACAAACTTCCCAGCAGTTTCTATTCCTAATATTACTAAGTGTAAGAGAGACCTAAGATTCATTCTCCGTGCTGTACAACGTGACATAGTTCTTGGTGGTACTGTTGGTATTACTAGATCCGCTGATTCTTATCTAACAGGAGCAACTTTAGATGTAGGATTTGTTGGAGATCAGTTAGGCAAGACTCTGTTTATCTATGAGTATGCTAAGCATATGGCTATTGCTGCCACAAGAAACTGGCATTTTGAAATTAGAAATTGTACAACAGCAAGTGGAAACAATGTTGTAACAGTTCCAAATACAAATGGCATTGTTCTTGGCATGAGAGTCTCTGCCAATCAGTTTAGATATACAGATCCTACACCAGATTCATATGCTTATGTAATTGATATTGATAGAGAGAATAATACAGTAACCTTAGGAACATCTAAATCATTAACTGCTGCTGCTTTCCCAGCAAATGTTTCAACTTCATCAGCAACACTATACTTCACATTTAGTGAAGTGGGTGCTCCATGGTTCGATGCTGCCAATAGTATTGCTGCTAATAAGACATTCATTGCTCAAGAATCTGTAGGTTATATTGAGGACATCTATCCTTACTTAACTACATTAGATCCTTCACCATCTTATGTTGATCTAGTTTCTCAATACGATAATGCTACATGTCAAAGAGATATTGGTTATGTATTAGATGCCTTCATTCATGATTTAAGATTTGGTGGAAACTCAGAAACAATTAGAGCTGCCGAGTTTTATAGAGATGCTTCTGGTCACTTAGATTATATTGGAAACCAGTTAATTCAAAGTTTAGAAACATTCGAAAAAGTAAAAGATCTAGCAATTCTCGCCATCAGAAATTGGAAGACTGGTGCTAGCACAACTTATACTAAGGAATTTGCTACTGCTAATTATGTAGTAAATAATAATTTACTTGCTGATCCAGCAGGTTATCCTGAGTGTGCTTTTGTTGAAGCAACTATCGAATCACTATTTGAGCAGTTTATTGATATTTTAACAAATAATAGTGGCGGAACTAAGATTGATGCTGCTAGATTAATTGCTAGAAATTTTGTATATATTGCCGAAGAAGCAGTAGGCGCTGCTAATGATGAGTATCCTTTAGTTCCTATTCCAAATACAGCAAAATGTTTAAGAGATACTCAATTAATTTTAACTGCTTGGATCAAGGATCTTATTACTGGAGGTAACTCTGGATCAGTACAAGCAACTCAAGCTTATCTAACAAATACAGGTGCTGTTACTTTCATTCAAGATGAGTTAGAAAAGAGCAGATATGCTTATGAGTATGCTAAAAATCTTGCTAAATTAGCAGTTACAAATAACTTACCAGCTGGTACATATACCACAGAAACTCCATTTACTGATTTAAGTATTCTTCCAGATCCTGCCACTGGCGATAATACAGATCCATTATCATGTGCCACAATTCAAAGCACCATAGAATCTCTATGGGGAATTCTTGACGACACACTAGCACAGTCTGGAGCTCCTCTACCTGCTGCTACATATGGTACACAATACAACCCACGTAAGTATTATCCAGCAAACTTCCCTGGACTCTTTGCTGGTGGATATTTCTCTGGATTACAAAGAGCTTCTACTGATGAGTTTATCACAGAAGATACATCATATCCAGAATGTAATAGCATCGTTAATTCTTTAATTAACCTATTTGCTATTTTAGATTCTGTATTGAATGGCAATCCTTTACCTGAAGTTACTAATGATGTAACAGCAGTAGTTACTACAAACACAGGAACTCTATACAATCCAACAATTGTACAAGGTTCTGGCACTATGATTGATGCTGGTAACAGACCAGTCATTCGTGGTAGAATGATCAATGCTAATGATATTATTGAAGTTTCACCATACATCCAAAACTGTTCTATCATTTCATTCTTAGGCGGTGGTGGTTGTGAAGTTGATGGATCTAAGGTCAAGCAACGTAACGTTCCTCGCCCTGGTTTAAGAGAAGACGGAAAATCAATTCTTGCTCAACAAGGCAAGTCGATGGTTGCTAACGCCTTTACTATCATTTCTCAAGGTGGTACTGGTTATAAAGTTAACAATGACGGATATTGCCAGCTAGTATCTGTATTCTGTATCTTCTGTCAAGATGGTATTCTTGCTGAATCAGGTGGTTATGCCTCTGTTACCAACTCAGCTTCAAACTTTGGTACATATGCTCTACGTGCTGTTGGTTACAGAGCAGAACCATATTCGTTTGATATTGGTACTATCGGAGAAATTGGTGTAACTTCTGCTGGTAAGACAGTATTCCGTGTAAATGGATTAGGCAGAAGACCACAAGAAAACTTTGTAATGAAGATCGATGGTTATGAAAATGTCGTTTCAGACATCGAGTATTTTGTAACCGTAGTAACTCAGACTACAGTTGGTGGAACAGGGGAAGTTTCTTCTAGAATTGAATTCAATGATGCTCTATTATTAAGAAACAAGCAGTCTGGAGCACTAGTAAATCTCAACACTTCTGAACTTATTGGCAAAACGATTAGATTATTCAGACCATCCATCATTAACTCTTCTGGACATTCGTTCGAATATATTGGTTCTGGTATTGATTACTATGGTCTACCAGAAAATGGCGGTCAAAAGATCGAAGATAATGAGCAGGTATCACAAAGATATGGTAGAGTATACGCTTCTGGTACTGATGAAGCTGGTGACTTTAAGGTAGGTCGTACCGTGAAGATGGAAAACCGTACAGGTAACATCTTCTTCACTGGTCAGGTATCTATCTCAGAAATTGAATTCCTACGTATTCGTGGTGGAGATCTTGTCGTTACTGGTTTCGATGCTTCACCAACTCTTGGTGGTGCTGCTTCTACTAACCAAAAACTACCAACACAGAAGGCAGTTAGAGACTTTGTAACCAATAACGTTGGTCCATACTTCGGCAAACCATATTCAACCAATCCAATTCCAAATGCTCTTGTAGAATTGGGTAATGATGGTAAGATTAACCTCGACCAAATCCCACCAATTAGACCTTTCAAAGTTTACACTGTAAATAATTCTACTGAAAGACTTGCTTTAGAAGGATTAAATTCTGGTGACATTGCTGTACAAGTTACTAAAGTTAATGATACTATTAATGATGCTGATGTTGATGTAGTAAATAATAGAATTTTCACACCAAAAACAGGATTCTCTAGTGGTCAAATTGTCACTATTGTATCTGTTCCTGGTTCTCCAATTGTAACAAATGCTGGACCAGTTGAAGCTGGAGATCTTTACTATCTAATTGTTGATCTACCATATATTCAATTAGCATCTTCACCAGAAAATGTAGTTGACAATGTACCATTAATTATTACTGATGCTGGTAGTGGTGATACTACTATTCAAATTGCTACTGGAACTGTATCATATATTCTTAATAATGATGTTGATACACAATTCCTAGCATACCCACCAAACTCAAGCGTTACATTTAACAATGGCTCTCTAGTAACAGGTTCTTCTACTGGTGCTATTGGTTCTGTAACTAGCACGATTTATGGAACAGTATATTCAATTTCAACAACAACTGGTGGTAATGTATACTTAAATGAAACCCCAACTGTTGTAATTTCTGCTCCAGATCAACCTGGAGGAGTTCAAGCTACAGCAAATGCTGTTGTTGTCGGAAATCAAATTTCTTCTATAACAATTACCGAAAAGGGAAGTGGATACGATACTCCACCAACAGTGTCTGTAAATATTGGAGAAATTGCTTGGTCTTCTGGTCAACTATATGACGTAGATGATTTAATCTTTGTTGATACAAACCTCTACATTGTCACTACTGCTGGTACTTCTGGAAGTGTAGCATTTAGTGGACAATCAGGAACTCCACAGGCAGCTGATGGAGGAACATGCTTCTATTCTTATGTTGGTGAAAGAGCAGAACTATTAAGCTTCGTAGAAAGCAGAGTATACATTAACATCGAGAATGCTGTCAAATTTACTGATACAGATAATATTAACAGTCATAATGCTACTCCAATTAGTGTAAATCTTTCTAGAGTTATTAATACTTCTGGATCAAATGAATTCAACTGGGTTCCTCTAACTTCAGCATCTATTGACGCTGCTTCTATCACAACTGGAACTATTTCGACTTCTAGATTAGCACTTCCAAACTCTGGTTCTGCCAACTCATTCACATTCTTAAGAGGTGATCAATCATATAAACCAGTTGTTCAAGGTGTTAAGTTACCCGAATCCAAGTTCTTAGCAAAAACTATATTATCATCTGATGCTGGTTTAAGCTACATCACCTTACCATTAACAAGTCTCGTACAATCTGGTCAAAGAGTAGAAGGAAACGGTATTGCTGCTGATACTATTGTTATTGATACTTTAACTATAGCAGGAAATACTAGAGTATCACTAAGTTCTTTACTGGTCGATGATGTCCCAGCTGGGGAAGTTATTACCTTCAACAGAACCGAAACACCTTTACAATTTGATTCAAACTTTACTAAAGGTGCTTACGCTGCCGACATCTTTATCGAAAGCCCAGGTGATTACTATCAATCTACTATCACTACAGGTAGTATTGGACAAAATACTATTGAAGTAGTTGACGTATCAAAGGCAGTACTAGGTCAAAAAGTTACTGCTGATGGAGTTGCCACTAATGCTACCATTACAAATATTCAAGTAGTTAGCGGAACTGCTGGTATTATTACCCTTTCGGCAAATAATACAGCAAATATTACTAACAAGCAAGTAACATTTGGTGTAGCGTTTACTACAGGAACATACAATAACGTAGAACTATTTGGATCAAATACAGGTACTGGTGCTAAAGCAACTTTCACTGTTCAAGCAGGTCTAATTACTAGCGCCAAGATTACCGATGGTGGAACTGGATATACAGCAGATTTTGATATCAATCCAATTCCTGGTGTTCTTGGATTAGGATCTGGTGCTAAATTAACAGTTTTAGCTTCAACTCAGCAAACATATTTCTCTAACGTAGAATTAGATATCAAGAGAGTAACTAACCAAACTACATCTCTCGATCCTTATGGTACAGTTGGTGTTGCTAGATTCCAGAAATCACAATTTACCTATGGTCCTAACGGAGCACTTACATTAAAAACTGGTCCAGAATCTGGATTAGATGCTGACTTACTTGATGGCAAGCAAGGTACATTCTACTTAGATGCTTCAAACTTAGAAGCGGGTACTCTAAGAACTGATAGACTTTCTGGAACATATTCAATTGATATTACAGGTAAGTCTGGAACCACAACTAGAGTAGAAACTATTACAGATTCTATCAATGCTGTTCCTGCTCCTTCTGCTTATGCTTCTGGTTTAAGCTTGGCATTAAGAATTTCCGAAAACTTTAGATCTTCTGTTGCTGATAGAACATTAGAAAACGAAGGAACTAGAGTCACGTTAATGACTGTAAGACCTTCTGGTATCGGTACAGATGCTGGTGGTGGCGGTCTGAAGCAAATCGCTTTCACTGACGGCACAGTTAATGTAGGAACTGGTGGCGGTGGACCTAGCTCTGCTACAACAATTGACGACGTTGTTCCCAATATGTACCTCCGTGGTACAGGAAACATCATTCCAACAGACCCAACAAATGCTTGGTCGCCATGGTATAAAGTCTGGACTTCAGGTAATGATGGTTTCGGATCTGGATTAGATGCCGATAAATTACAGAACAAAGATTCTAAGTGGTATACAAATGCTTTAAACATTGATGGCGGAAGCATCAATGATTCTAGATTACAACCAATAATGACTACTAAGAAATTCTTAGAGTCATTAACAACTGTTAGATATCTAGATAAACCACACTATGAATTGTATTTCTCTGGAAGATTAAATAACGGAGATTTAAACTTTGCTGTAGGAAACACATATTCACTTTACAATGATATTCTTCAGGTTGTTGGACAGGTTACATTAAAACAAATTGAACAAAAATTCCCTGTAGAAACTGTCAAGACTGAATTAAATTATGTTGTTCTTACTGTACAACTTGACAGTGGAGCTATTGGTACTGCCACAAAGATTGGTTTCACTGGATTTGAACAGGCATGGAATTCACTAAGAATCTCTCCATTTGGTACTTATATCTCATCAACATTACAAGATGATGGAACAGGTGCTAGATTAATTCTCGGTAGAAATGATGGCAATAACGTTGCTAACAATACTCCTGCCAATGGTTCTATTATTGACTTCCACTCAAGTGGAGCGTTCAATGATTATGATGTAAGAATTCAAGTAACTGGTGGTAATACAACCAACGGAAATGGTGCTTTAAATATCACTGGAAATGGATTCACATACAATAATAACACAGTTTGGCATTCTGGAAATGACAGCGACAACTCAGGTCTAAACGCTAATTTCTTACAAGGAATTACAAAATCTCAAGTAATGAGATCTGACGAAAATACATCAACTTCAGGAAGTCTAACTGTAACTGGAACATCTACTCTTCAAAGCTTTGTTACTATTAATGATGCTGCTCAGTTGGCAGATAACACAACTATCGATCCAGACAACTATTCAAATAAAGTAGTTGCTGGTAATATTGCTGATGGCAGTGGATGGGGAGCTTTAGGTATTGGTGGTAATGCTGGTCTTGGTAAATCATGGGCTATCGGTCACAATGGAACTTCTTTATACTTTGGTATTGGCAACGGAAGTGCTGCTAACACATTAGCAACATGGGCACAAGTTGATGCTGATAGAACTATCAGATTATTTGCTAAGAACAATAGTTCAATCTTCTTCAGTTCTGGATCAAATGATTATAGAATTTGGAATGAAAATAATGATGGTTCTGGTTCTGGATTAGATGCCGATTTACTTGATGATAGAGATTGGAATTCTAGAGATAAATCCATCCTCAGAACATCTGGTGATCTTATTGCTGGCGGTATTTACAAAGATGCTGGCATCACAAAATATCAATCATCAAACTTTGGTTTCTTAATTCAGCACTCAGATGGTTCTGGCGTAAGTGCTGGTGGTGGTGGAAGACTTGATTTTGTATTTGGTACAAATACAACTAGAGGAACAGATGTTAATGTAACCAATTCACTAACATTCTCCTTCGATAAGTCTGGTCAATTAATTGTTCCAGCTCCACAAGGTACTGCTCCTTTATCAGTTTCTTCAACAACTAAGGTTGCTAACCTCAACGCTGATCTACTTGATGATCAGACTGGTGCTTATTACACCAACATGAATAATGCTGATGCTGGAACACTAGCAGCAGTAAGAGGTGGTACAGGAATTAACTCATACGCTGTTGGCGATATTATCTACGCTACTGCTAACACTCCAACATTAGGTAAGTTAGCAATTGGCACAGCAAATCAAATTTTAACTGTAACTTCAGATGCTACTGCTCCTCAGTGGACTTCTCCTTCAGCAATTAACGTTGGATCTGCTACTAAGGTAGCAGTAACATTTGATTCAGCAAGTAATGTTGATTTTGCTGTAGGATATTTTGAATCAGGAACAACCCCTGCTACTGTAAAATATAGCAATGATGCTACAAATGGATTGAAGTTCAATCCAAGCACAGGTAAGTTAACAGCAAAAGAATTTGCTGGAACTTTCTCAGGAAATGCTACTTCAGCTACTAATGTTTCTGGTGGTGCTGCTGGATCTCTGGTATATCAATCTGGTGCCAATGCTACAGCGTTGCTTCCAATTGGAACTGCTGGTCAAGTATTAATTGTTAATCCTGGTGCTACGGCTCCGACTTGGACTTCACAAATTAATATCACTGCTGGTAATATTACGGGAGGAGTTCAAGGAGAACTCTTATATCAATCTGCTGCTGGCACAACTTCTAAACTTGCTGTAGGCACAAGTGGTCAAATTCTAAGAACAAATGGTGCTAATGCTAATCCATCATGGGTAAATCAAAATACTATTACAGCTGGTAATATTGATGGCGGTTCTGCTGGTCAGATTCTGTATCAATCAGGTGCTGGAGCAACTGCTAAGCTTTCAATTGGAACTGCTGGTCAAGTATTAGTTGTTAATGCTACTGCTGATGCTCCATTATGGGTTGCTTCAACAACTTTAGTTGCTGGTAATATCTCTAGCATTACAGCAGATAATGGTTCACTTCTATATCAATCAGCAGTTAATACTACATCAAAACTATCACAAGGAACTTCTGGTCAAGTTCTCTCTTCTGGTGGATCTGGTGCTGCTCCTACTTGGATCAGTCAAAACACACTTGTTGCTGGTTCAATTACTGGCGGTGCTGCTGGTTCTCTACTATATCAATCAGGAGCTGGTGCTACAACAACATTAGCAATCGGAACTGCTTCTCAAGTATTAGTTGTTAATGCTGGTGCTACAGCTCCATCATGGACAAGTGAAAGCAATATTAAGTCTGGTAACTTAATACTTGGAGCTAATAACGCTGCTGGTTCCATTCCATATCAAACTGGTGTTAGTGCTACTACGGGATTAGCAATTGGAACAGCTGGTCAAGTATTGGTAGTTAACTCTGGTGCCACTGCCCCTCAATGGGCTGCTCAAAGCACCATCACTGCTGGTAACGTTGCTGGTGGTGGTACGGGAGATTTACTCTATCAAAGTGGTAATTCTGCTACTTCTAAATTAAGTATAGGAACACCTGGCCAGGTATTAGTTGTTAACGGTACTTCTACGGCTCCTTCTTGGATTGCTCAATCGAGTATTACTGCTGGAAATATTTCTGGTGGTGCTGCTGGAAATATTCTTTATCAATCTGGTGCTAATACTACTGCTAGGTTAGCATCAACGGTAAACAATGGTTGGGTACTAGCTTACAGCACAACATCAGCTGCTCCAATTTGGACAGACCCAGGAACTCTAACAGTATCTGCCGCCGCTAATATTTCTGGTGGTGCTGCTGGACAAGTTCTATATCAATCTGCTACTGGAACAACTTCCAAACTTGCTGCTGGCACAAATACTCAAGTATTGGTTGGTGGAGCTAGTGCTCCTGCTTGGTCAAATATTTCTGGATTAGCAGTTGCTTCTGCTACTAACTTGAGGTTAGCAGCAAACAACGTTGCTGGTTCTATTGCTTATAATACTGCTGCTGACACAACAACTGGTTTGGCAATCGGAACTGCTGGTACTATCCTAACTGTTAATACTGGAGGCACTGCTCCTCAATGGAGTACCCCATCAACTATTACAGTTGGTGCTGCTGATAACATTACTGGTGGTGCTGCTGGTCAGATTCTATATCAATCTGCTGCTGGAGCAACTGCTAAGTTAGGTGTAGGTTTGAATACTCAGGTATTAATTGGCGGAGCAACTGCTCCTGCTTGGTCTAATATCTCTGGATTATCTGTAGGTTCTGCTACCAATATTACTGGTGGTGCTGTAGGAGAAATCCTATATCAATCTGCTGCTGGAGCTACTGCTAAACTTGCTACTGTTGCTGCTGGAAGTGTATTGGTAAGTAATGGAGCTGCTGCTCCATCCTGGAGTACAAGATCATCAATTGTTGATATTGGTGCTTCTGTCAGTGTAAGACCAGCAACTAACAACGTAGCAGGAGCGGTTCTATATCAGTCTGCTGCTAATACTACTGCTGGTATTGCTGTTGGTACTGCTTCTCAGGTATTAACTTACCCAACATCTGGTACAGTTCCTGTTTGGGCAGATCAATCTAACGTTATTGAATTTGCTGCTACAAACACGGCATATGCTTTATTAACAAACACACCACATGCTAAATTCTACATGATTGAGATTTGGGGTGCTGGTGGTGGCGGTGGCGGTGGTCAAGGTAGAAGAAATGCTACCAACGCTGCCCAATCTGGTGGTGCTGGAGGAGCAGGTGGTGGTTATGCTATGACAATATTACCAAGATCAGTAATTGGAACAGGAAATATTAACGTTACTATAGGTGCTGGAGGTACTTCTGGAGCAGGTGGATCTACATCAGTTGTAAACGGAACTACTAACGGATCTGCTGGTGGAGGAGGTGGCATTACTAGTGTTACTTTACCAATGGCTAATGGACTTTCTAGCATAGTATTAGCAGCTTATTCTGGTGGTGGTGGAGCAGGAGGCGCAGCCGCTGCTCTTGCTAACACTCTAACAATTCAAAGTTCACTAACTACTGGCGCTTTTGCTGCCATGGCAGTTCACTCAACAACCACAGTTTCTGGATCACAAGGTCAAGGAACTAGTATAACAGCAGCACCAACTACAATTCAATTTACAGTCAATACTGCTAATAATGGAAAAGTAGGAACTGGTGGTGCTGGTGGTGGATCTATTACTTCTACAGCTGGTATATTAACTTCAGGAACAACACCAAACATTTTAAATGGAATTAACAATGCTGGTGTTGTTGGTGTATCTTCAACAACCGCTACTGCTGGAACTGCTGGTAACAATAGAACCACAACAGCAGCAACAGTAAATCATGGATTGGGTGGATTGGGTGGTGGTGGCGGTGGATCTGTTCAAAGAACAGGCACCACGATTGCTGCCACCGTTATTGGTGGCGCTGGTGGCGCTGGCGCTCAAGGCGGCGGTGGTGGCGGCGGTGGTGGAGCTGCTAGAGCAGCTATGGGTACTGCTGGAGTTATGGTTGTAACTGGTGGCGCTGGTGGTGTCGGCGGCGCTGGTTATGTTAGAATTAGTTGGTTCTAAGGAGGAACGAAAATGTCAACTTTTACATATGCTGTTTTAAACGAAGAAGGTATTTGTATTGATAGAATTTTAGTAGATGAAAATTTTGATCCAAATGATTATAAACATCAAATGCTTGATGATTTAGGAGTATCTTATTCTTTAGTAAAAGAAAAAGAAGGAGAAGAGTTATGGTTAGATACTATAGCTGCTCCACATATTACTCCAGTAGTAGGAACAGATGCAAATACTGATATTCTGTCTCAATTATCTGATGACCAAAAGCAACAGTTAATTGCTCTATTGACACAACAAAATACGGAAAACCCAACATCTTGACACTAATAAATAATCATGTTACAATACCCCCCATATAGTATTATTAAAGAGGAAATTATTATGGCTACTGATACCGCTGCTCTACGAGAAAATTTTGAGAATCAACTCAAGAACATCAACGAGCAAATTACTAAACTAGAAGAAGATCTAGCAAAAGCGAAAGAGTATAGAACCAAACTCCAAGGTGGTCTAGAGACTCTCCAAATTCTAGATCCGAAAGCAGAAGAAGAATCTCCAGCAGGAGAAACTCCTATTTCAGAAACTGAAATTGTGGAATGATTTACACAACCCCCTCGGGGGTTTTTTTATGTGAGGTGATATGAAATTTGAATCTATTGTAGGACAATATTTAAATAAGAAACAGGCGTTTTCTTATCCATCTCAGTATGCAATGATTCGTGTAATTTATAAGGATCTAGGAGATAATAAATTACACTCCTCAAATACTTATGAATACATGTATCCTAAAGGAAAACCGTATCGACAAGAATATCATACATACGAATATCTATCAGAAACAGAAGTATCTTTTAGATCTTTTAATATGAACTGGGAACATAATTGTGATTATATTTTTAATTATGTAAATGGTTTCTGGGTTGCTAGTTCATGTGGTGAATGTATTGTAAAGGGAATTAGAATTGTGAGTGAAGTTAAATTCAATCACGAGCAATACATAGCAAAAGATGCTGGATACAATGAAGATGGAAAGTTAATTTTTGGAAAGTCTTCTGGCGGACCCTTCATTTTTGATAGGGTATAAATATAAAAAAGAGTATTTAAATACATGGCAAGACCATCCACTCGCCAGGGATTAATAGATTATTGTAAACGTCAACTTGGTTATCCCGTGTTACAAATTAACATTGATGATGATCAAGTTGATGATATTATTGATACTGCCATTCAATTTTATCAAGAATGGCACTATGATGGTGTAGAGACAATGTATCTCAAGCACGAAATTACTGAAGAAGATTACAATCGTTTTGGTGGTTCTGATGAATCTGAAGCAGCTCCAATCGATGGTGATATTTGGGTAAACAGAAATAATTATATTGAAGTGCCAGATCATGTTATTGGCATCACAAAAGTATTTGGTGTATCTTCAAACTGGGTTCGTAATGATTTGTTTGGTTTAAGTAACCAGTATTTCCTGATGGATATTTTTTCTTTCTCGTCAGGATTTGCTTTTGGTAACTTCGACATGACAAATTATTATATGATTCGTCAGTATTTTGAAACTCTAGACATGGTTGTTAATACTGGCGCTCTTGTTCAATTTAGATTTAACAAGCGTCAAGATCGTTTGTATATTGATATTGATAAGACAAGAATGAAACCTGGAAATTATCTATTAATCGAATGCCATAGAGCTTTAGATCCAGAAGAATGGTCTCAAGTTTATAACGATAGTTTCCTTAAAAAATATGCTACTGCTCTAATGAAGAAGCAGTGGGGACAGAATTTAATTAAGTATAATAACGTAACTCTTCCAGGTGGTTTAAATTTAAATGGAAGGCAGTTATATGAAGATGCTCTTGGTGAGATACAGCAATTAGAAGATGATATGCCTACTAAGTATACACTCCCACCAATAGACATGATCGGATAATATGCCTACCAGTCCTTATTTTCCCACGTATTATGATGGTTACGAAGGGGAACAAAATCTACTACAAGATTTAGCAGACGAACAAATTAAATTGTTTGGTTCTGATATCTATTATCTACCTAGGACTATTTTAAAAGAAAGTCCTTTAGATGATATTGTTTATTCAAAATACCAAAGTCAATTTCAAATTGAAATGCTTCTACAAAATGTAGAGGGATTTGGAAATCAATCAGAATTTATTAGTAAATTTGGATTGAGAATTACTGATGAAATTAGATTTACCGTATCACAAAGAAGATGGTTAGAAGCATCAAGTGAACATACATTAACTATACCAGAAAGACCTAATGAAGGTGATCTTCTTTATGTTCCATTAACGAAAGCGTTATACGAAATAAAATTTGTACAACGTATTAGTCCTTTCTTTCAACTAGGCAAAATTTATTTCTATACTATTGTAGCTGAAATTTACGAGGTTGGCAGTGATGATATTGATACTGGTATCAATGACATCGATGAAATTGAATTGTTATTCAGTTCTGCTGTTGGATTAATAATGAATTCTGGTGGTATTGGAGACTTTACTCCTGGGGAATTAGTAACTAGTACACCAGGAGATATTACGGCAAAAGTTAAATCATGGAACCCAACAACTAGAGTATTACAATTAGTTGATCGTACTGGAAACTTTGCTGACGAGGATACTATTACTGGAGATGATAGTGAAGCTGTATGGCAAGTAGGATCCTTTGATACTCTAAATAATACTAATAGCAATTATGATAAGAATAGAGATTTTGAAGATGCTGGTGACGACATAGTTGACTGGGCAGAAAGAAATCCTTTCGGTGAATATGGTAATTTTACAGGTAGTATCTGATGTTAGGACAACATTTTTATAACGAAGCAATTAAGA